ACGAGCGATTCGTATACCAGTGGATCTCTGACAAGTATCAGAAGCAGATCGACTTTGACATGAGTCAGATGAAGATCTGGACTATTGATATTGAGGTTGCCTGTGAGAACGGATTCCCTGATGTGCAAGCGTCCGCTGAGGAAATGCTGTGCATCACGATGAAGAACGTGATCACCAAGGAAACGATCACCTGGGGCACCAGAGAGTTCAGTCCTGAGGGGACTGAGTATCGTGTGTTCTGGACAGAGCAGGAGATGTTGAAAGACTTCCACGCTTGGTGGGTGGACAACACACCTGATGTGATTACAGGTTGGAACTGCAACCTGTACGATATCCCGTACATCTGCCGACGGATTGAGAAAGTTCTGGGCGAGAAGTGGATGCGTTCACTCTCTCCTTGGAACAAGGTAGACATGCGTGAAGTTGTTATTAAGGGTCGTACCAACCTTGCCTATGAGGTAGCAGGTGTTACGATCCTTGACTATTTGGATCTATACCAAAAGTTCACGTATACTAACCAAGAGTCATACCGTCTGGACCATATTGCTTATGTTGAACTGGGTCAAAACAAGCTCGATCACAGTCAGTTTGAAAATTTCAAAGACTTCTATACTTCTGACTGGCAAAGGTTCGTGGAATACAACATCCAGGATGTTAACCTTGTTGATCGCCTTGAAGACAAGATGCGCCTATTGGAGTTGGCACTCACTCTAGCGTATGACGCCAAGGTAAACCTGAGTGATGTGTATTCTCAGGTACGCATGTGGGACACGCTGATCTACAATGATCTCAAGGAGAGGAATATTGTTGTCCCACCTAAGATCAGCACCAAAAAAGATGACAAGTATGCAGGTGCATATGTGAAAGAACCCGTACCAGGTGTGTACGATTGGGTTGTTTCCTTTGACCTTAACAGTCTATATCCACACCTCATTATGCAATACAACATCTCCCCTGAGACGTTGGTTGATGAGAGGTTTCCTGGTATATCGGTAGACAAACTGCTGCAGAAAGAAGTCACACCTAACCCTGAGTATTGTGTCTGTGCAAATGGTGCACAGTATCGCAAGGATATTCATGGGTTCCTTCCTGAAATCATGCAACGGATTTACGATGAACGAAAGATCTACAAGGGGCACATGCTTGACGCTAAGAGAGATCTTGAACATGCCAAGACACCTGCAGAGACCTTGGCACTACAAAAATCTGTGTCCCGATTCAACAACATCCAAATGGCACGGAAGATTCAACTCAACTCTGCCTATGGTGCCATCGGAAACCAATACTTCAGGTATTACTCTCTGGCAAATGCTGAGGCGATTACTCTCTCGGGTCAGGTGAGCATCCGATGGATTGAAAACAAGATGAATGCTTACCTAAACAAACTACTGAAGACCGATGATTTTGATTACGTTATTGCTTCTGATACTGATTCCATCTATCTCAATTTGGGTCCTCTGGTACAAACTGTATTCAAGGACAGAGAGAAAAGCAGTGAGAGCATTGTTGGGTTCCTTGACAAGGTGTGTGAAGTGGAACTTGAAAAGTATATACATGGTTCTTACGAAGAACTGGCGTCCTATGTGAATGCCTATGACCAGAAGATGTTCATGAAGCGTGAGACCATCGCTAACAAGGGCATCTGGACTGCTAAGAAACGGTATATTCTCAACGCCTGGGACATTGAAGGTGTTCGTTTTGAGAAACCCAAACTCAAGATGATGGGCATTGAGGCAGTCAAGTCTTCTACTCCTGGTGCATGTCGCACCAAGATTAAGGAAGCACTGGAGATCATCATGAGTGGCACTGAGGATGAACTGCAGAAGTTTGTCTCTGACTTCCGTAAGAAGTTTGAGAAGATGCCACTAGAGGACATTGCATTCCCGCGAGGTTGCAACAACATTGCTAAGAACAGTTCTCCTCACTCGATCTATGGCAAGTCTTGCCCTATTCATGTCCGTGGTGCACTGCTGTATAACCACTACATCAAGAAGCATAAATTGTCTAACAAGTTTCCTCTGATCCAAGAGGGTGAGAAGATCAAGTTCTTGTATCTACGGAAACCAAACCGCATCAATGAGAACGTGATTTCCTTCTTCCAGACTTTGCCAACCGAGTTTGGACTTGACAAGCAAGTGGATTACGAACTACAATTTCAAAAGAGTTTCCTTGACCCTCTCAAGGTTATCCTTGACACACTGGGTTGGCACTATGAACCACAAGCAACACTGGAGTTTTTATTCGGATGACACAATCTTTCTTCGCTGACATTATCAAAGAGATCGACAATGACTACGCTGGAGTTGTTTCTGATGGGGTCGCTGCAGGCGACGTTGATAACTTTATTGATACTGGCAGCTATATTCTTAACGCCCTACTTAGTGGTTCAATTTTTGGAGGTCTTCCTGCGAATAAGATTACTGCCTTGGCAGGAGAATCAAGCACTGGTAAGACTTTTTTTGCTCTTAGCATCGTTCGGTCTTTCCTTGATTCTAATCCTGACGCTGGAGTCTTCTATTTTGAGTCTGAGTCCGCCATTAGCAAGGCCATGATTGAGGAGCGAGGCATCGATTCCAATCGTATGTACCTCGTGCCTGTTGTGACTGTGCAGGAGTTCAGGACACAGGCGTTGAAAGTCCTTGACAAATACCTACAGCAACCAGAGTCAGAGCGTAAACCCATGCTGTTTGTGCTAGACTCCCTTGGTATGCTGTCCACCACCAAAGAGATTGAGGACTCTGAAGCAGGCAAGGAGACCCGTGACATGACTCGTGCACAGGTCGTCAAGTCTATCTTCCGTGTCCTGACTCTGAAGTTGGGTAAAGCAAACGTTCCCCTGATCGTTACCAATCACACCTATGATGTTGTCGGTGCTTACGTCCCCACGAAGGAAATGGGTGGCGGTTCTGGTCTTAAGTATGCTGCATCTTCCATCGTCTTTCTTAGCAAGAGTAAGGAGAAGGATGGCAAAGAAGTCATCGGCAACCTGATCAAGTGTCGGGCACAAAAGTCACGTCTTACAAAGGAGAATTCACTTGTTACCACACGACTTTATTACGACGAGCGTGGACTCGACCGCTATTACGGACTACTGGAACTGGGTGAGAAATACGGAATCATCCCAAGGAAGGGCAACCGTGTTGTATTTGGCGAATCTTCCGCTTTTCCTTCTGTGGTTCTTGCCTCTCCTGAGAAGTATTTCACGGAAGAGATAATGGCACAACTTGAAGAAGCAGCACGTAAGGAATTTGGTTATGGATCTTAAGGACTACATCAAAGTTTACGATGATGTCCTCACTGAGAATGTCTGTCGTAACGCAATTAAACTAGCACAAAAGACAGAGACAGAACGATGGGATCAAGATGGTCGTCCATCGTTCAACATGATCAACATCACTCTGGAAGCAGAGAAGAATAAGAATCAGGAGTGGATGAAAATCCACAATGATATTATTGTTGCAATCAAGTATGCTTCCGAGAGGTATATGCTTGACCTTGACCTGAATGATAGGTTCCCACCAAAGAATACTATCGAACAGATTCGCCTCAAGCACTATGCTGCCAATGGTATCGATCGTTTTGATCGGCACGTTGATGTTGGCGACCATGATTCTGCTCGCAGATTCCTGGTTCTCTTCTTCTATCTGAATGATGTTGAAGAGGGTGGTGAGACTGAGTTCCCTACGCTGGATCTAGCAGTCAAACCAAAGCAAGGGAGTTGTATTGTCTTCCCTCCTACGTGGATGTATCCTCACCAAGGGAACATGCCCGTAAGCAATGACAAGTATATCGTTGGGACTTATCTTCACTACGTATGATGCAGATTGAAACCATTGTTCTTAGTAAACTCATCTTGGATGAGGATTACTGTAGGAAGGTATTGCCCTTTATCAAAACAGAATATTTTGAAGACTACACATTAAAGGTCATCTACGAAGAGATCTCTTCTTACGTAGATAAATATGAGGGTTTGCCTGAGGCAACTGCAGTAGCAATTGAGGTAGAAAAGAGGAAAGATGTAAACGAAGCAACCTACAAAGAGATTGTTACGTTCCTTGATAACCTCGATCGCGATCAGTACAACACAGAATGGTTGTACGATACCACTGAGAAGTGGTGTAAAGAACGTGCCATCTATCTTGCTCTCATGGAGAGTATCAAGATTGCGGATGGGCAGGATAAAACACGCACAAAAGACTCAATTCCATCGATCATGTCTGATGCATTGGGTGTGTGTTTTGATGATCATGTTGGACACGACTACTTACTGGACGCACAAGACCGCTATGACTACTACCACCGAAAGGAAGAGAAGATTCCCTTCGATCTCGAATATTTCAACAAGATCACGAAAGGTGGTCTCTCTAATAAAACTCTCAACATCGCTCTTGCTGGTACAGGCGTCGGGAAATCTCTATTCATGTGCCATGTGGCTGGTGCCAGCCTCCTGCAAGGGCTCAACGTTCTCTACATTACATGTGAAATGGCAGAGGAGAAGATTGCTGAACGAATTGACGCAAACCTCCTCGACGTTAACATCCAAACGCTGAGTGATCCTCTGTTCACTCGGCAGAAGTATCAGAACAAGGTTGATATCCTGAGCAAAAAGACTCAGGGTAAACTGGTTATCAAAGAGTATCCAACTGCATCTGCCAACGCCAATCACTTCAAGTCATTGTTGAATGAGTTATCATTGAAGAAGGGATTCAAACCCCATATTATCTTCGTTGATTACTTGAACATTTGTGCATCCTCTCGTTACAAGGGGAACATTGTTAACTCATACACCTATGTTAAATCAATCGCTGAAGAACTCCGTGGTCTTGCTGGTGAGTTCAACGTGCCTATCGTTAGTGCTACTCAAACTACACGGTCTGGTTACGGCAACTCTGATGTAGAATTGACTGACACCAGTGAATCATTTGGTCTGCCTGCAACTGCTGACATCATGTTTGCTCTTATCTCCACAGAGGAGATGGAGAACTTGAATCAGATCATGGTCAAGCAGTTGAAGAATAGATACAATGACCCCACGGTGAACAAACGTTTTGTCTTGGGCATTGACAGAGCGAAGATGAGGTTGTATGATTGTGACCAATCACAACAAAACATCATTGACTCAGGTCAAGATGATGTGATCGAAATGCCTATTAAAAAATCATTTGCTGAACTCAAAGTATGAACAACGTCACTAACGATGCAGGGAATTCCGACGAACTTGCAAAGAAGGCAGAACAATTCTCTTCCAAGACACAAGACAAGGTAGAGAATATGGCAGCGGATGCTGAAGACATCCGTGATTCAACCTATACCAATGCAGAAGATGTCGCTAACGATGACCGAGTTAAGGGCGCTCACGAAACAAAGAAGCGGATCAAAGAAAAGACTGCTGAGAAACGGAGCAAGAAGAAGGGAGAGGATAAACTTTCGATCGATCTTGACAGGTACATGGAGTTCGTTGACCAGACTACCTCTCGTCACTCTCAGACTACTGCGGATTACATGGAACGTGTTGAGGAGTTGTCTGCGCTTGGTTGTAATCTTGCCCGACTTGATACGGCTGCAAGTGGTCTTGTTGCGGAATCTGGTGAGTTCATGGAAATCGTTAAGAAGATCAAGTTCCAAGGCAAACCGTGGGATGAAGCGAACCAAGAACACCTTCAGAAAGAACTCGGTGATATTATGTGGTATGTCGCACAAGCGGCAATGGCACTAGGTGTCCGTCTTGATGAGGTTATCTATCTGAACACCCTCAAACTTGCTGCTCGTTATCCGACTGGTGAGTTTACTGTTGAACACTCCGAGCATCGTAAGAAGGGTGACATTTAAGAAAGCAATAGAGATATGGAAGTATGCACTAGGGAGTTTTTCTGATGAAAAAACAGAACCCTATGACAACTACGTGGTTGGCATACGGACTCTTATATTCATTTCTTATATGGTCACTAATACTTTTATTGTCAGCGGAGTAATCCGTCATTGGAATCCAAATTATGAAAGCACAACCGTACACTCAGGAATCACTGATCGAAGCACAGAGTGCCCTAGGATGGGACTTCATCAATGATGACATCCGCGTTGAGATTGCTGGCACTTCAGTCTATGAGATTGATGGTGCTGGCACCAAGTGGGCACCTGTCAAAGGCACAATCAAATACAATAAAGATGCGTTCATCGTAATCAAGAACCACTCTCGTAATCCTGTGGTTCCATCTCAGGCACCAGTTGACAAGGTGAGCGAGGCATAGTATTCTATCGATGTCTCAAAGAAATCCAACCATGACTTCAGAGCAAGAACGTACTCTCGAACATTACATCTGGCCAAAAGACTATGACCATCTTGGCGATTTTAGCGAAAGTCAGTATGTTTGGTTTACTGAACAGTTAGCACATCTTGCTGTTGACCATATGTCAGAATCCCAGGCTCGTTGTGTGGCAATGGAACATATGATTATTACGTTCAGGGGTCAGCAGTATGCTTTCCAACCCACACCCCAGAATGAACTCTTTAAGGAAGTTCTAGAATTGTTTGGTGGACCATCCGTGTTGAAAAAAATGTTGGATGAGATGCCTAATGATTGGAATGAACTTCAAGAGTGGGAAAGAAAGCATAGGTGGAAGGGAGAAACCTGGACGGAAAACTACGAGATGAGTCCTTTCACTCGGTAGTAATAAATAGGAGGGTAATCCCCTCCTTTTTTAATGGCAAGAAGTATCAAAGAGGCGTGGGCTGACTATAAACGTCACTATGCAACAGGGTTTGAAGTCAATGCTAAGGCAGACATCTCTGTTTATGACGCATTTAAGGGCAGACACAAAGTAGGAACAATTAAAAAAGGATCACCAGTACATGTCAAACCTCTGACTGGTGAGAATTATGTTGCCAGAATTGAGGTAACTTATGATGGTAATAAGAATGGGTGGATCACCACCACTGCTTTAGGAAAACCAGGTGCCACTCCCAAGGGTAAAAAGAAAAAGTCATGCCCGATGAAACCACAAGACTTTCAGGGTATTGCTGGTGTCAAGTTGGGATTCAACGCATACTATAGGAAAGTTCTTCAAGCGATTGAGAAACGTGATGACATGCCTATGGTTCTTAAGAACTACTTGACTCAGTTGACTGAGTATTGTATGCATCATGGTCCTGCGGATAGACGAGAGTTGACTGAGGCATATGCAGAACTCACCAAGACTGAGTACATCACATGCATGAATGATATTG